AAATTGTTGACGACGTTTGGCTGGCGCGTATTCTGGTGCTGCGGCGCACAGGCAACCGACGACGCCCCGACGTGGTGACGGAACCGCTATTGCCAAATTACATTTTTATGGATATGACGGACAAACAATTTCACGAAGCACAGGAAGTCAAACATTTGGCCCAGACGTTCCACGCACTGACGGATCGCGACGTTATCAATTTTGAGGCATTCAAAAGCAAAATCGATGACGACTATGCAAACGCTACGCCAGTTGAATACGAACCAGGCCAGCAGCTTGTCGTCAAGAATAGGCAGTTCGGTGAAATGCTAATCAGGTACAGGGGAATCGTTGAACGGGCGCATGATATGTATCCGAAAATTCAGGCGTCGGCTGAAATGTTTGGACGTGAGGTTGTGATTGAATTGGATTCAACGCAGGTACGGGCGAAATAACAAACTTGAAATATTTTCAAACGGTGTGTATTTAGGGGATACTTGCACCAGCCCCATGCGCGGCGGTCAGGTATCGGGCCAGCGGTGAAATAAACCGGGGCCATTTTTAAAAGGCGTGGATTTTGAAGAATACAGCGGCTCACTTTAAGCGGCGCGCGAAGCCGTTCTCAGGACAATGGAAGACTGGGTTCTACAGGGCGGCGACGAAACCGTCATGCTGGCTGAAATGGCGGCGTTGGTGAATGAAGTTAACCGCCAATTCCGAAAAATGCAGAATTAGGGGTGTGCGATAAAATCGCTTAAACAGAACCAACACAAGGATAGTCTAACATGGCGCAGGTAGTAATCGAAATGGGTGTAGCACCAGCAGCAAGCATACACGGCGAGGGGCAGTTGTTATCCATTCATGGATTGCAAGGTGAAGAAATCACATCCACAGGCACAAGCCAATCGACAACCATCACGACGACCAACGCAGGTGACGCTGTGGTTATAACCAACAATGGTGCTGAAGATATTTGGGTTGCTTTCGGTTCAAGTCCTACGGCTGCTGTGGGGACGACAGCGTTTATTCCGGCGAACACATTGCGCGATTTTGGCGATATGCGGACGGGCTACAAAGTCGCGGTTATCAACGACAGCTAAATGGTCATTGGTGACGGGTTTGTTTTCATCGAAAATCCCAAGACAGCCAGCACCAGCATTTCACATGCGCTTAGAAGTGAAGGCGGCGAAAACATATTCGGAAAGCACACGCCGCTTTCAACGGTGCAAATGTTACCAAGATTTATTCACGTAAGGGCGTGTGTCGTAAGAAACCCGTTCACCCGCATGATAAGCGGATACATTCACAACACCAAACCACTAACAAACAAAATTACGTTCAAGCAATGGATTTTTGGCGACCCGTGGAAATGCGGCCCGTTGGATTTCAAGAGAACGCCGCAAATGGCATGGACAAACGAAGCAACGCACATACTCAGGTTTGAAAACCTGCAAAAGGATTTTAGTCAATTCTGCGCAGACGCAGGACTACCAGACATAGAACTACCACACCTGAATATATCAAAGCCCCGTAGCATAACAATGGACAGTGAGTGCATCAACGCAATAGCGGATAGGTTCGCCCCAGACCTGAAAACGTGGGGGTATCACCAACCTGAATGGGAGTGAAACAATGGCAGCGACAAAAGGCAAATTGACCAAGATACAGCAAGAACAAGTCAGGTCGCGCATCCAGTCAACCCAGCTTATAAAACGTTTGCAGTACTTTGCGTTAGGTCAAGTTGACCCCGCCAATACAGGCGACAAACCTGTTGAGTTGGACCCTAATCGGATACGGGCCATTGAAATACTGCTACGTAAGTCGGTTCCTGATTTGCAATCGGTAGAATTAAGTTCAATAGGCAATGGCATTGTTATTCAAATCGCGTCGGACGTAAGTAAACTGTGACATTCAAACTAAACCCCGGTCAGGAACGCGCACAAAAGGACGTTCTGGAAGCTGGCAAACGGTTTTGCTTACTTTACGGCGGTTCACGATCTGGCAAGACCGCGCTGTTTTGTTCCGCTATNATGGACAGGGCGTTAGCAGCGCCCACGTCGCGGCACCTGATTATTCGCAAGGAGGGCACGTCGGCCAAGCGCGCTGTTGTAAAAGACACATTTCCCAAGGTTTGGGGTTTGAAGTACCCAACTGCACCAAAACCCGTTTGGCACGATAAAGACGGGGTTTTCGACATTGCTGGCGGCGCTCAGGTGTGGGTTGGCGGTGTGAATGACGACAAAGCAATGGAACGGATACTTGGCAACGAATATTCGACGGTTCGAATCAACGAGGCTTCCGAGGTTAGCTATTCGGCATTTCTATTGTTACGGTCCAGACTGGCGCAGGTCGCGCCCTATGGGCAGGGGCTATCGGGTAATATGTCTCAGCGACTTTATGCTGACCTAAATCCCACAACGCGAATGCACTGGACTTACAGGCTTTGGGTTGAGGGCATTGATCCGGTTGACGAGGTAGGGGTAGATCGCGACGATTATGCACATGCGGTGATTAACCCGTTTGATAATATCGACAACCTGTCAGGCGATTATCTGGCTGACTTGGGAAACCTGCCAGAGCGACAAAAGCGCCGCTTTCTTCTAGGAGAGTATTCAAGTGACGACGAGGACGCACTTTGGCGACGGAGCTATATCCACAGGTCGATCTTAAAAGAGGACGGGAACTGGCCTGTTAAAATGCGGCGGATTGTTATTTCGATTGATCCGGCTGTGTCTAATAAACCGGGGTCAGACGAAACCGGGATTGTTGCGGTTGGCCTTGGGTTCGACGGACGCGGCTATGTGCTGGCAGACGATAGCGGCAGGTTTAGGCCAGAGGAATGGGCAAGGCGCGCGGTTAGCATGTTTCATAGCCTTGGCGCTGATAGGATTATAGGCGAAGTAAACAACGGCGGGGACTTAATTGAGTCTGTCTTGCGCGCACAGGCCCCAAACGTGCCGTACAAGGCGGTCAGGGCCACACGGGGCAAGGCCATGCGGGCGGAACCAGTTGCGGCGCTGTACGAGCGAGGTAAAATATTCCACATAGGCAAATTCACGGCGCTTGAAGACCAGATGTGTTTCCCCGCAGGTACGCCTGTTCTGACTAAGCGGGGCGACGTCCCAATAGAAGCAATTACATCAGAGGATTATGTTCTAACAAGGAAAGGCTTCGCACCCGTCAAAGTTGCCTGTCACACTGGCAATGCGTCCAAGTTTATGGTAATACGAACCACAGACGGAAGGCGTATAACATGCACACCAAATCACCCGATATTCATAGCGAGCCGAGGGTTTGTTCCTGCGGCGCATGTCAAGGCTGGGGACAGCCTACAGGACGCGCCCGACTTGGGAAACACGGTTGGCCCGTTAACTGGCGGGGACGCTGGTATCACAGAATGCTTACGGGGCATTACAGGCATGCAAAAGGCAAGCTGCTTCATAGAAACATTTGGGAAGCGCACATGGGGGCAATTCCTGATGGGATGCACATTCATCACAAGGACGGCGACCCAAGCAATAACGAGATTGAAAACCTTGAATGTCTTACCCCTAGCGAGCACCACTCCAAACACAAGCCTCGCGGGTGGCATGGTGCTGGACAATATGGATTTGCCGCTGCTGAAAAGCGCAAATCAGAGTGGATTGACAGGAAGTTCAGAGAATATAGGTGCATTCAGTGCGGAGATACATTTGAAAGCCGTAGCACATGGGAGCCGAAGTATTGCAGCGATGTATGCGGGCAGCGGTTCCGCACGGCCAAGCGCGCAACGGATCGGACATGTCCCTACTGCGGCGAAGGATTCAGGGCAACAGACCCAAGGAAAGTTTATTGCCGTAAAGAGTGTAGCCAAAAAGCAAACACAAAGCGTAGACGTTTACAATCTTGAAGTTGAGGCGGGTTTTTTACCAGAATACTTTGCTAATGGCATTTTGGTTCACAATTGTGCCGTAACTGTGGATTTCGACGATAAAACACAGGGCTGGTCGCCGGATCGGGTTGACGCGCTGGTTTGGGGTTTCACGTACTTATTCCCCGGCCTTGCCGCCCGCAATCAATCTGTTGGCCCAGCGCCGGCACCACAGTTTAGCATGGTATGAGAATGACAAAGACAAAGACACAGCCAACAAAGGCGGATTTGCAGAAAGAATGCGAACGGCTTGATCAGTTGGTCAAGGACATGCGTAAGGTTCTAAGCGACATTGAAAACAGGGGCGGTGTTGCCGGCGAAATGGCACGGGTGGCGCGGCTTTGACGTTCCTGCCGCCGATACCAGGTATAACGGGGCTGGCGATATCCAAGGGCGACGTGCCGAAACACTCGCTGACGCGCTGACGGACTTCGGGGCAATGGCAGTTGTTAGTTCGGGTACTGCGCCTGTATCGGTCGGCATGGAAAT